GGGCCTGAGCGGCGATGACATCGACATCGCCTTCGACCTCGGCGACGGGGAGGCCGCGCTGGAGCCGGGCGGCATCACCTGGGTCATCAACGACATGAGCGCCGGCGCCGGAGACCCGGACATCGACACCGCGCTGGCCGCGCTTGGCGATACCTGGTTTACCTGGATCGTCTGCCCCTACACCGCCGACGCGCAGCTCGACGACCTGGAGGCCGCCGGGGAGGCCCGCGTGCACCCGGAGGTGATCCGGCCCTTCGCTGGCATCTGCGGGTACAATGGCACCCGGGCGGACCTGCTCACGCTCCTGGCCAGCCGCAACAGCCCCTGGACCACGATCATGCCCGTGGACTCCTCGCCCAACATGAAGCTAGAGATTGCCGCCGCTGCCGCAGGCAAGTGCGCCTCCAACGCACAGTCCCGGCCCGGCACCCCGTACCGGGGGCAGAAGCTCCCGGGGATCCTCGGGGGCGGGGTGAGCTGGACCTACGCCGAGCGCGACGCCGTGGTCAAGGCCGGCGGGTCCACGTTCCGCATCGGCTCGGATGGCGCGGTGTACATCGAGGACTTGTGCACCACCAAGACCGAGAACGCGCTGGGCGCGGCGGATGACAGTTTCCGCTTCACCGAGACCATCGCCAACCTGCAGGCCAAGCTCTACAGCCTGGAGCAGGTATTCAGCGCCGAACCGTTCATCTCGGCGGTGGTGATCGCGGACTCCGATCCCCCGGGGCCGGCCTGGGCGCTGCGGCCCAAGACCGCCAAGGCCTACGTGATCCAGCTCATCGACCAGCTCTGGGTGCCCTACGGCCTGACCAAGAACCGGGATGCGGTGGTCGCGGGCATCGTGGCTGAGATCCACAGCGGCAACGCGGGCCGCATCGACGTGCGCGTGCCGGACGTGTTCGCGGCCGGCCTCAAGATCCTGGCGGGCAAGCTGGACTGGAGCTTCTTCCCGCCGGTTGCGGCATAAGGAGGTAGCGACATGGCCAGCGTAAAGGGCGGGGACATCCGCCAGCTCACGATCAAGGGCCGCGAGTTCGATGTCAAGGGCGGGGACGCCAACGTCAACATCGACGCGGGCGGCTTCACCAACGAGGGCAGCCTCAACGGCAACGGCAGTCTGTCCATCGTCCAGCGGCGCAAGCTCGCCGGGTTCTCGGACTGCCCCGTACAGATCGACGACAGCCGGCAGGACATGGAGTTCCTGCAGGACATCGCCGATGGCGGGGAGCCGGTGCCGGTCAACATGACCCTGGCCAGCAACATCACCTACTCGGGGGCGCTGTCCATCATCGGTGAGCTACAGAAGGCTACCGGAGACGGCACCCTGACGCTGGAGATGCGCGGGGCCAAGTTCGAGCAGATATGAGCGAGGTCATCGCGCGGGAAGTAGCGGAGGCCGAGATCGAGGGCTGGTGCAAGCACTTCGATGTGACCCTGGACCCGGCCTCCCGGGAAGTCATCGCGCGCGCGTTGGGCGCGGGCCGGCTGTCGCTGGATGAAGGCAAAGAGGAGTTTACCTACCGGCTGCGAAAGCCGGTGGAGCTGGAGAACGGCAAGACCCTCGAAAGCCTCACCGTGCACGAGCCGACCACGGGGCAGTCGCGCGACGCAGAGAAGGGCGGGGGAAGCGACCTGACCATCACCCTCAAGCTCATGTCCTACATCACCGGGCAGCCCGTGGGAGTGCTGGACCGCGTAGGCAACAAGGACGCGCGCGTACTGTCGACGCTGTTCCTTTTTTTCGGCTAGGCGGGACCGATCGCATGATCTGGGCGGGCGGCGCCCGCTTCGGGCGCGAGGGCATCTGGGAGATGCGCCTGCGCGAGTTGCGGTTCTGGTATAGGGGGCATGAGGCGATGAGCAAAGAGGCAAGGCGGCGGGCCGGTGGCTAAGTTCACCGTCTCCACCAAGTTCACCGCCTTCGATCAGGTCACGAGCACGGTCAAGAAAATCCGTGGCTCGATCCTTGGCCTGTCCAAGGACCAGCTCAAGGTATTGGGCGCGATCCGTTCGCCCCTGCGCGGCATCCGCGCCGCCATCACGGGGGTGGCCGCCGCCCTGACCACAGGGGTCATCGCTCGCAAGCTCAACGAGTTCGCCAACACCGGAGATGAGATCGCCAAGACCGCACGCATGCTGGGCCTGAGCGCTGAGGCCCTGCAGGAGCTTCGCTTCGCCGCCGACCGCGAGGGGGTGAGCGCGGAGGACTTGAATACCGGCTTCCGCATGATGAACAAGAACCTCGGCGAGATGCAGGCCGGCTACGGCACGCTGCTGCTGGCGCTCAAGCGCACGGACCCCGCGCTGGCCCGCCAGTTGAAAACCGCGCGCAACGCCGAGGATGCGTTCCTCATGCTCACGGAGGCCATCGGCAAGGAGACGGACACCAGCCGCCGCGCGGCGCTCGCGCAGGCGGCCTTCGGGCGAAGTGGGCAGCAGTTAATCAAACTCGCCGCCGCCGGCGCGGACGGCATCGAGGCTCTGCGCAAGGAAGCCCGCCGCCTCGGTCTGGTGATCGATAACGAAGCCGCCGCCGCATCGGAGCGCTTCCAGGATTCGTTGACCGACCTCAAGGCTGCCGGGCGCGGCGTGATGAATGTCGTACTCGCGCCCATGATCAAGAACCTCGTGCCGCTGGTCAAGCGGATCACCGAGTGGGTAGTGGCCAACCGGAAATTGATCGGCCAGCGCGTACAGGGTGCCTTCCGCGCCATCGGCGAGGCCATCAAGTTCATCATGCCCTATGCGCGCAGCTTCTTCGAAATCCTGGGCTGGCTGCGGGACCGGGGCATCCTCAAATGGGTCATCGGGGGCATCATCGCTCTGACCGCCGCGCAGTGGGCGCTCAATGTCGCCCTCAACGCCAACCCCATCGGCGCGGTGATCATGGCGCTGGTGGCGTTGGTGGGCATCGTCATCATCGTGCGCCGGCACTGGGCGCAGATCACTGAGTTCCTGCGCTCCTCGTGGAACAAGGTCAACGAGATTTTCGAGAAGCCCGGCGTGCAGATCGCGCTGATGATGATCGCCCAGCCCCTACTGCTGATCCTCAACACCATCCGCACCATCATCGATCTGCTGTCCGGTCGCGGCTGGAAGAGTTTTGCCAACATGGCCGGCCCCTGGAAAACGCTCACCGACAAGCTGGGTGTCACCAAGGCCTGGGGCGCGGGGCGGTGGAATAAGGCCGGCGAGTCAGAGGCCCTCGCCGAGGCGCCGATGACGCCTAACGCCGGCATGATTGAGTCCCGCCGTACCGAAGTCTCCCGCACCATGGTCGACGTGAACCTCAACAACCTCCCCGCTGGCACCTCGGTCAAGCAGCGCGGGCAGGCCCCCGGCTTCACCCTCAACACCGGCTTCGCCTTCGCCACCGGGCAGGGTCAGGGAGGGCTGTGGTAATGCCCTACCTGGACCGCCTGCGCCCAGCCCGCTACCGCTCGCCCTCGGGTGCTGAGTTCGAGTTCCAGTTCCGCGACCTCTCGCGCGCCAGCGGGCGCAAGGCCCCCGTGCACGAGTTGCCGCAGCAGGACTTCCCGATCGTGCAGGACCAGGGCCGCTCTGCTACGCACCTCGCCATCGAGGCGAGCTTCCAGGGCGCGGACTACGACCAGACCGCCGATGCCTTCTACGAGGCCCTACACGAGGGCGGGCCGGGGACGCTGCTACACCCGCGCTGGGGCGACCTGTCGGTCATGCCCATCAGCATCACCCAGCGCGAGGGCTTCGCCGAGGGCATGCGACAGGCGACCTTCGAGATCGATTTCGTGCAGGTGTCCGCGCTGGCCGTACCCTCCACGGCCGCGCAGGCGGAGTCGGTCATCGCCGCCGATGCGGAGGCCGCCGACCAGGCCATCATCGACGCCTTCCTCATCGAGCCGGCGGATGCCGCGGACAGCGCCAACACCGAGGCCCGCAGCCGTGGGGGCATCGCGCGCTTCGCCGACAAGATCCGTGGCGTGATCGACTCCGCTGAGGAGGTCCGCGACCGCTTCGATGAGCTGGTACGGGGCTTCGAGACCTCCGCGTTCTCGCCGGCCACCATCGCCTCTGACACCGTGGAGATCATGCGCGCCCCCGCGCAAGCCTCCGTGTCCATCATCGGCAAGCTGCGCGCTTACGGTGGAGTCGTGGCCGAGCTGTCCGCGCAGCTCCCGGAGGCCGGCGCCTCCCCGGCGGAGGCCGCCACGCAGATCGTGCAGTTCCTTGGCTGCCTGCTGGGCTTTTCCGAGTCGGTGCTCGCCGGGACCATGGCAACGCGCGCGGAGGCCGTGGAGGCCGCCGAGCTCGCGCAGGATACCCTCTACGCAGCGATGGAGGCCATCGAGCAGGCCGAGGCCGCATCCGGCTACCTGTCCCCCGAGGAGATCCTGGCCGCGCTCAAGGCGCTCATGGCGCAGACCGCAGGCCTGCTGCTGGAGCGCAGCTTCTCCCTGGCCATCGAGCAGCGGCTCGTGCTGGACGCCGACCGCACGCCCCTGGACCTGATCTACGAGTTGGCCGCCCCGGAGAGCGTGGAGGAGCTGGAGGCCGCGCTCGATGTGTTCATCACCCACAACCGCCTCACCGGGGATGAGCTGCTGCTGATCCCGCGCGGGCGCGAGGTCGTCTACTATGCCGCGTGATGTAGTGGCCCTGCGGGCCGGCGGACAGGAGTTCACCGGCTGGACTGGCATCAGCATCGGCATGGCCATCGACCAGGTCGCGGATACCTTCTCGCTGTCTCTGCCCTACGACCCGGCCCGCTCCGATCTGCGGCAGGTATTCCGCCCCTTCGGCTACGAGCGCGTCGAGGTGCGCCTGGATGATGAGCTACTGATCACCGGGCGCGTGGATAAGGTATCCGCCTCCGTCGGCGCCGGGGAGCGCATGCTCACGGTGGAGGGCAGGAGCCTCACGGCGGCGCTGGTGGATTGCTCTCACGCCGACAAGCCTGAGTATAGCGCGCTGTTCCTATCCACCATCGCCAAGCAGGCATGCAAGCCCTTCGGGCTACTGGTCCGGGCCGATGCTGACAGCCGGGCCGCAATCGAGATCGCGCGGCCAGAGTACGGACAGACGCCGGCGGATTTCCTGGGTTCGCTGGCCGCCCCCCGGAATCTGTTGTTGAATAGCTCCTATGACGGCAAGCTGGTCATTTCCTCGGCAACCGCAATCACCAAGCGTGCCGCCGTGGCCGCGCTGGTGGAGGGCGAGCAGCCGCTACTCAATGTGTCGGCATCCTTTGACGGAAGCCGACGTTTTAGTCTCTACCGAGTCGCTACCCAATTCGCTGGCGCATCTGACAAGGCCGGCGAAGCTGCGGACTCTGGGGTGCCAATCTACCGCCCGCGCTTCTCCGCCGTCGCCGATGCGGATTCTGACTCCGCCACCGAGACCGGGCTGACGGCCACCGCCCGCCGCGCGCGCACCGCTGGCTATGCCTCGGCGGTGGCCGTCTCCTGCACCCTGGCCGGCTGGCGGCGGCCGGATGGCGCGCGCTGGGCCGAGCGCCAGGCGGTCACGCTCAAGGCGCCGGGTGCGATGCTGCCCACCGAGGCCCGCTACATCATCGCCGGCTGCACGCTCAAGCTGGAGGAGGGCGGTCAGACCACGGATCTGCGGCTGGTGCTGCCGGAGCTGTACGCGGGGCAGATGCCGGAGGCCGAGCCATGGGAGTGATGGCCGAGCTGGTGCGGGTGATCTCCTCGACCCTGAAAAAGTGGCACGCGGCCCCCGGTACCGCCGTTGTCGCCACCGGCAAGGGCCTGGGCGGGGCAGCTATCGAGACAGAGGTAGCGCATCCTCCGGGGCTATTCGGCCGGCCGCCGCGCGGGTTCCATGGCGTGTTCATCCCGGTGGGCCGGGGCCGGCGCTACGGGGTCATGATCTCGGGCCTCAACTACAGCCTCAACATCAACATCAGCGAGGGGGAGACCGCGATCTACTCCACCGACGCCAACGGCACGCTCAAGGCCCGCATCGACCTGGACGCCTCGGGCGTGATCAAGCTCAACGGCGCAACCAAGCGGCTTGTGACGTTCACCGAGTTGGACACCGCACTCCAGCTCATGGTGACGGCGATCAACGCCGCCTTCGCCACCAAGCTCAACGGCGCGGGTGCGGCGGGCACCGTGAGCCTGGACATCAGCGCCGCCGAGACGCAGACGGTCAAGACGGGAGGGTAGGGATGAGGAAGCAGCCGACCCCGCGCCCCAAGGGGCTGCGCAAGCCACCACCGCCCCCCGTACCTCCCGCAGGAATAATTCAATCCCGCTTCGGGGAATATTTTGAGGAGTTTCTACAGTGGTAGTTGACGGTGACGTGCGCCTGACCCCGACCGCCGACGGCGGGACCATCACCCTGATCAACGGGCAGCCGGACATGGACCAGGGCCTTGAGACCGCCGTGTACCTGTCGCTGTTCTCCGGCCCCGGCTGGTGGGGCAACCTCGCCTCCGCACTCGATGAGCAGGTCGGCTCGACGCTGGAGGACATGCTCAGCCGCACGCTCACCAACCAGACGCGCCTCGATGCCGAGGAGGCCGCGCGGCAAGCCCTGGCCTGGATGACCCGCTCAGGGGTCGCCTCCAAGATCACGGTCGCCGCCACGCTACCGGCGCTGGGGTGGCTCGCGCTACAGATCACCATCGAGCAGCCGGGCACCGATCCGCAGGTGTTGCGGTATCAGATCAACTGGGCCGCGCAAGCCGCGCGGATGGGGGCCTGATATGGTCACAATACCTACCATCGCCGAGATCCGGCAGCAGATCATCTCCGACATCGAGGGCCGCATCGGCACCACGGTTCCCCTGCTGCCCAAGGCGTTCATCCGCGTGCTGGCTACCGCGCTCTCCGGTGCGCTGGCGCTACTGTACCGCGTGGCAGCCTGGGTCTATCGGCAGATTTTCCCCCAGACCGCGGATGACGCCGCGCTCCTGCTCCAGGGCGAACGCTACGGCATCATCCGCATCGCCGCGGTCAAGGCGCAGCTCACCGCCGATGTCACCGGAGACGAGGGCACGATCATCCCTGCTGGCACGCTCTGGGTGCATGCCGATGGGCAGGTGTACTCACAGACCGCAGCCGGTGAGATCGTGGGCGGGGTGGACACCATCAGCATCGGGGCGCTGACCGCCGGGGACGCCGGCAACCGCGAGATCGCGGACGTGCTGGCCATCGCCTCGCCGATCGCGGGCCTTGACTCCGAGGCTACCGTAGCCTCCACTGTCACCAGCGGCGAGGACCAGGAGGCGCTGGAGGACTACCGCACGCGCGTCATGGAGCGCATGGCCCAGCAGCCGCAGGGCGGCGCGGCCCCGGACTACGTACAGTGGGCGCGCGAGGTCGCCGGCATCGTCAAGGCCTTCGCCTTCCGCACCGGGGCGGGGTACGTCACCGTGTACCCCCTGCAGGCCATCACCGGCCCGGATCGCGTGCCGGATGCGGCCAAGATCACCGAGGTCGAGGATTACGTGGGTGCGGAGGAGCGCCGGCCATTGTGCGCCAACGTCGTGGGTGCGGCGATGACCGAACTGGACGTGGACGTCCAGATCACGGACCTGCTGCCCAATGACGCCGGCACCAAGGCCGCCATCGAGAACGACATCGAGGCCTACCTGTACGCGGCCTACCCACGGCAGTACATCGACGAACCCGCGCCCACGGACATCGTGAGCGTGGCCGCGATCTGGGGCATCGTGCATGCCGCCGGGGCCACGGCATCGGCCATCGACATGACCGTCGACGGCAATCCCGCCACCGCCTACACCCTGGACGAGGATGAGATCGTGACGCTGGGGGCGCTGACGTGGGCCTGATGCGTCGTGCCCTGGACCGCCTGCATCCTCCGGGGAGCGCATGGCGCATCATCGGCGACCTGGCGATGCTCATGGAGGGCATCGCCGACACCCTGGAGCGCGCGCGCATGTTCCTCCGCGCGGGGCTGGCCGAGTCCCTGCCGCTGACCGCCTCCGACATGCTCCCGGAGTGGCACGCGGCGCTGGGCCAGCGCTACGACCCCACGCAGACCCTGGAGTATCAGCGGCGGATGCTGGACGCGATCTGGACCGCGTTTGGCGGGGTCACGCTCAACCAACTCAACGCGCAGATGCACAAGGAGTTGCCCGACGTTGACATCGCCGAGATCATCGAAACGGATACGACCACTGAATGCGGGGTCGGGGAGCTGGGCCTCGCTGAGTGTGGTTCCACGCTCGTCGGTAGCGAGGTCAACCCGTTCATCTACGATGTAGCCGGCGAGGTCGCCAACGACGTAGAGGC